AAAAACGATTAACAATCGTATTAATATCAGCTTCTTCAGCAAATTGTTGCTGAGTCAAAGAAGCATCAGGAAAAGTAAGACCAGTCTTCTCAGACTGGATATCAAACTTATCTAAAGCAGCGGCTAACTTCATAAAAAACTCCTTAAATTATCGTTTAGAACGATAGGTTGAACGGCCAACTTCTCGGCCTTGGGAATCACGAATAACATTTGTATGTTCTTCGGATACAGTTTTACCTTGTTTCCAAGGCAATAGTTTATCAACCCACTCAGAAGACACATCAGAAAGAACCTTAACCTCACGAGCAGTAACACCAATAAAATTAGTTCTTTCCATAGCATCATATTCAGCTTGTGACAACTTTTTGTCAACAACGAGCTTATCAGTAGCGGCAGATAAATTATTACGTCTAGCAACTTCGGTCAAACCTTGTTGAGCCATCAAAGCAGAAGACTCAGCAAGATTCCAATATACAGCACGCAAACGAATTTGCTCATCATCAAGAGTACGAGTTTCCTTAATAACCTTTTGAACCATCTCATTAGTAAGCTGGGCATCAGCATCAGTCTTACCAGACTGAGCAACCTTTAAAGCAGTATCAGCAATAATATTATCAATATCCACACCTACTTTTGAAGTCTGAGCAGAAGTATTAAAAGCCTGAGCTGCACCTAAAGCAGCAGAAGTTCCAGCATTAGCAGAATTCTGATAAGTAGACATAGAACCAGAAGGAGTGGAAGCACCACCACCTTTAACATAAGCAAGCATAGGATTTAAACCAGCAGCTTCCAAGTCTTTAACCTGCCTTTGATAAGCAGTATTCGACATACGCTCCTGAAAATCCATTTGTTGCTGTGAAGCTGCTTGATTAGCAGAATTAGCTTCCTCTTGGCCAAAATAACCAAGAAGGCCGGCGCCTAAAGCGCCGACACCGGGAGTAATTGAATCTAATAAAGACATTAAAAATGATCAATCAAACCGGGAACAGAATACATTGGCAGCGGGCGAGCAGCAGTAATATCAAAGAAAGCATCTAGGAGTAATTGCTGACCATTAGCACCAGAACCAACAGCTAAATTACGTGCAAGAGGAGGATTATCCTGAATAAACGTACTATTCAATGTTGGAAGCGTATTAAATCTCTGAGCATAATGCCAAGGGTCAATCGTTCCTGCGGATGTTGACTTAAACAAACCTGTAATCTGGGAAGGATTGTAACGTAGCTCAGCCCAGCGCTCTTGATAACCGAAAACCGAATTGTCATTGGATGAACCATCACAATAAATCTCCTTATTAAGAATAGCTTGTTCACCCAAATGAGCAAAAGCAGGGAAATAATAATCGTAACGAGTAGAACGAGACCACAACTTACGCAAACCTTGCTGGTAAGTTAAATCGGCACGAACAGAAGCAAAACCAATAATATGTCCGTGCTCAACACAAGAATAAGTAAAGCCATGGCCTTTATGCAAAAAAGTACCAAAAGCAGCCAAATTACCAATAGGAGTAGAACCGCCAGAAACGCCAGTAGCTGACGTTTGCATAACAGGAGAAATGGAAATAAGAGAAGAACCACCACCTAAATATTCGGGCCTTTGGAGCCTTGCATCAGGAGACCGAACCCCAAAGTGGCTCTGCAATATTTCAGTGTAACGAGTACCACCTCGCGCGTCGCGCTCAAGCAATTTTTGAATCTGAAAAGACTGACGCAACTGATTAATAGTTGCAGCAGTAGCAGCAGTTAAATCAGCATATAAACCAGAAGCACCAGAAGAAACAACACCTAAAACCTTATTACCGGGAAAAAGACCAGTAGTTGCTGAACCAACAGCAGCACCCAAAGTAGCAGTATTCCAATTACCACCGGTATCGGTACCAATAGAACGGGAAACAGTACCATCAGTCATACCCAAAGAACCATTACCATAAACGGGAGCAGAAGTACCAAGAGGAATAGTAACAGGGGTACCACCTTTTTGTGGCCAAGGCAAAGCAGAAGTAAAATAATCATGTCGTTTACCACGACGCTGCAAAACATAATTTGTGGCAGGTGAGGCGTCAGGACCATCACCAGTATCTACAGTTATAGAAGTTTGCAAATTTTCATCACGATACCATTGATTCCAAATCAATGAACATGCTCTAACGGGCAAAGCAGAATGTGAGACCGTATTACCAGCGCCCACTTGTCCGACAGTAGGCAACCCAAGATAGTCCTGCAACGAACCAACTGCATAACCTCCAACGGGGGAAACTTGTTGAGGTATAGAGTAGGAAATCGAATCGGTAGGGTTATTTTGCTCCCCCATAAACTTAACCCAATTCGTCCAGACCAAACGATTAGGTACAAAGAAGAACTGCGTGTCGATATGGAGATTATCCATAACTGGAAAGATGGGGGTAGCCAAACGACCAAAAAGCGTGGCATTAACATTAAATGTATCTCCGGGCAAAGCCTCCTCGCACATAATAGGAACGAGAAAACCAGAATCAAAAGTAGTCTTCAAAGTCTTTTGCATCTGAAAACGACTACGAGGAACATCAGAACGAGGAACCATAGCAAAGCTATGAGAACTAGCGGATTTGTTATGAAACATCAAAATCTCCAAGTTTAAAAAAAAGCACCCCCGAAGGGGTGCAAGGGTCAGACAGCGGCAACTGCAGTCTGAATCACGTCTTTAGCACGAACAAGCACAAGCGGTTGTTCTTCCATGCTAAAAGTACCGGCGTTATCATCAAAAACGCCAAGCAAATACAAATCAAAATCATCAGGATGCTTATTCAACTGATTATCAGCAGCAACACGATTAACTTCATCAGTAAAGTCACGAACAGCAACATTACGATGAGGAACGAAAAATGGACGGTTAAAAACATCGGCGGCGCGATCTTTAACAGAAACTACAAATTGCAACATAAAAGACCTTTAAAGTGTTCGTTTTGATTGATTTAAGCGAGAGTCAGTTACCTTCTGCCTCGCAATTTTACGGATGGGTAGATTTTCGTACATATTACGCTCTGCATCCATGTCGGCTCTCACCGACGAGCGAAACTGCATATCTAAAGCTAAATCATGGCCTAACTCCTTCAACAAATTTTTGTAATACCTAGGGACTGGAGCCCTAGAACCCTGAGTAGTCACAACTGAACCAGTTGGGAAAACATCTGACATGAAATAATCTCTAAACCATCCTTTACCAATACCTTTGCTCATTAGCATGAACTCAGGATTAGGAAGAATGACCTCCCCATCTTCAAGAACTGCTAACGGCAGAGGGGAGGCATTAGGGCCTTTGAGCTTTTTCATTATGTATCGTGCTATGTAAGCAGCAGATTCGAAATTGAGAGAACCGATAAGGTGGTTTCCGTAATGCCAAGATTCAGTAACAGACTTAGAGATGTAAGTCCGGTCACCACAAGAAGCACGACCAAAAAGCACGCGATCGCTATCAAAGTCCACTCCAAACAACGCAATATGAAAGTGAGGACGTCGGGTTTCATCGCCATATTCTCCAGAAGCAACATATCGAAATTTAAACCCTGCCTTACGTAACCTCTTGAAAAAACGCTGTAAATCGTCTTTCCATAATTGACCGTGTTCGGGAAGGTGCGCATCATCATACGTGAGGTTCAGCATGCAAGATTTCTCGTGCAGCATTTGCTCGTGCGTAATGCGTATCGCCCACTCTCTCGAATAGGCTAAACGACATTCCACGCATTGGCCGCACTTTAGTGGGCCATGGGTGGGATGTGACCATAGGGAAGTACACACAAAACCCTTATAGACGGATACCGCCACGCATAGGCGCAGCCTTGATGTTAATCATCTTGGTACGACCTACGTTAGAACGGAATTGTCCAGCAGAAGAATGCTTGTGAACAGGGCTACGACTTAGTGGTTTCATTTAAATCTCCATTAGGGTTTGGTGTCAATGGGCACAGTTACATCAAGTGGGTTACTGTGCCCATCATATCTCATTCCGCCTTAGACGGCGTGACCTCTTCTGTCACTTTAGTGACAGCAGAGGGTTGAGGAATAGTCAATCCCAAGCGAGACGCCTCTTCGGTATTTGCAGGATTAGCAAAAAACTCAAGGAACTCTTGGGGACTATTATTGAAACGCTGACGCACTTTGGCGTCCATACGCATAAAAGACTCGTCCGCAGCACGGACAAGATTCATAGCAGACTGGTAATCAAAAATACCCTCAAAATCAACATATTGAGGAAAAGTGTTAGGCGTAGGCAACACACCAGTCTTCAAAAAACGATTAACAATCGTATTAATATCAGCTTCTTCAGCAAATTGTTGCTGAGTTAAAGAAGCATCTAAGCAAGAAAGACCAGTCTTTTCAGACTGGATATCAAACTTATCAAGAGCAGCAGCTAATTTCATAAAAACTCCTATTTAGGTTGAATGTCACGATGACGATTACGGCCGATTTCACGGCCTTTGGAATCACGAATAATCTCTGTAGATTCAGTTTCAGTTTTACCAGATTTCCAAGGTAAAAACTTATCAACCCAACCAGAAACAACATCAGAAACGACTTTAACTTCACGAGCAGTAACGCCAACGAAATCAGTACGCTCCATGGCGTCATATTCGGCTTGAGTAATCTTACCTTCAGCTTTCAACTTTAACGTAGATGCAGCAAGATTAGCACGACGTGCTGGTTCAGTCATACCCTGTTGAGCCATTAAAGCAGAAGACTCGCCAAGATTAGTAACCACAGCGCGAATTCTAGACCTGTCAAGAACAACATTTTCAGTTGAGGCTTCAGTATAGTCAATATCAGCTCCAATCTTAGAAATTTCAGCAGTAGTTTTCTTAACCATCTCATTTACAAGAGTGGTATCAGCTACAGTCTTACCAGACTGAGCAACTTTAAGAGCAGTGTCGGCAATAACATTATCAATATCAGCGCCAACTTTAGAAACTTCAGCAGAAGTTTTATAGGCTTGAGAAACCTGTAAACCAGATTGGGCACCGGATGCAGCCGAATTTTGATAAACAGGAGTTGCACCAGAAGGGGTGGAAGCACCACCCCCCTTAATGTAAGCAAGCATAGGATTAAGGCCTGCGGCCTCTAAATCCTTAACTTGACGTTGATAAGCAGTATTAGACATTCTTTCCTGAAAGTCTGTAGTAGCTTGTGCAGCTTCGGCATTGGCAGAGTTGGTCAATTGCTGACCAACAAAACCAATTCCAGCAGCAGCTAACGCGGCAGTACCTGGATCAATCATAATTAAAAATGGTCAATCAAGCCAGGAACAGAATACATCGGCAAAGGACGAGCGGCGGTAATATCAAAGAAAGCATCTAAGAGTAATTGCTGACCATTAGCACCAGCACCGACAGCCAAGTTACGAGCCAAAGGCGGATTATCTTGAATAAAAGTGTTGTTCAATGTTGGAAGCGAAGTAAACCTCTGAGCATAATGCCAAGGGTCAATCGTTCCGGCGGACGTTGACTTAAAGAGACCAGTGATCTGGGAAGGATTGTAACGTAACTCAGCCCAGCGTTCCTGGTAACCGAAAACGTTATTGTCATTTGCTGAACCATCGCAGTAAATCTCCTTGTTAAGAATAGCTTGTTCACCAAGATGAGCAAACGCAGGGAAATAATAATCATAACGAGTAGAACGAGACCACAACTTACGCAAACCTTGCTGGTAAGTTAAATCAGCACGAACAGAAGCAAAACCAATAATATGACCATGCTCAACACAAGAATATGTAAATCCATGTCCTTTATGCAAAAAGGTACCAAAAGCAGCCAAATTACCAATAGGAGTA